AGGCCCGAGCCCCCGATGAACGTGACCCCCGAGTTGGGCCCCGTCCCCCCGAGGTTGATGCGCCCGTGGTCGAGGGACGTGGTGTCGATGCCGATGTTCCCGGCGATGAGGTCGCCCGTCAGCGTGCCGCCAGACAGGGGGAGGTACGCCCGGTCGAGCTTCGCGGGGGTGACGGCCCCGGCTCCGAGCTTGGCCTCGGTCACCGCAAGGTCCGCTAGTTGAGCCGTATCAATCGCGCCCGCGTCGATATCGCCCGCGTGCGCGTCGTCAATCCCGGCTTCGATACGGTTTAGCTGCGTCGCCGTGATCGCCGTCGTGCCGTCAACCCATGTCGTCGGCGTGAAAGCCATACGCGCCTCCTATACCCACTCGGAATCGGTCTTCGTCACCTGGATGTTCTCGACGTTCGTCTTCACGAGCGCGAACGCCTGCCGATCGACCTCGACGCCGGACCCGAGCGCCGACGTCGCAGCAACGCCGCCCCACCAGCCCAAATGCGTGAACGTGCCGACGGCATCATTCACGCCCAGGACCGTGATAGTCGTGATCTCGCTCGTGTCGGCACCCGATTGGCTCGTGAACTCCTTACGCCCGATCTCCGTCGCACCGTCGTACCAGCTCATGAAGCGCACGCGATCGGCGGGCACGAACGCCGCGATCGTCGCCGCGCCCGGCAACGTTCCCGCCCCAGGCGTGAAGACGCGGAAGATGTTGGGGATCTCCGCCTCGGTCCAGGTCTTCGACAGGCTCTCGTTGGTCGTGACAACGTCCACTTCGCCCGCGCCTGGCTCGCGGGAAGTCCCGCCCCCCCGTCCCCCCGCCCGCCCCGACCCCCACCGCCCCGCCCGCGCGACCGCGCCCCCCCGCCGAGAACCACTCGACGGCAGCCACGAGCGCCTCTTCGCGAGCGAAGCCCGCCTCCGGCAGCGTGACCTCCGCCAGCGCGCCGGGGTAGAAGACGGTCGACTCCGTCACGAAGCGGATCTTGACGGCTGCGGTCGCGTACACCGCGAGAAGGTTCGCGCCGACCGCGAACGCCGCGAGGCGCGTGTCGAGGCTCTTGTCGTCGATCACGCTCTCGACGATGCCGCTACCGCCCTCGACGAGCGCCCGCGCCGCCTGCTCGGTGATGTCCTCCACTTGGGCGACGACCCCGTAAAGCCCCTTGTACGTGACGCGCACGCGATCGGTCGCGCTGAGGACGGCGCCGCCCGAGTCCTGCGTGACCGCGACGCTGCCATACGACCAGTACCAGTCGCGGTCGGTCTGAAGCCCGGCAACGCCGACGTCCTGGGCGACGAAGCCCGAGCCCGTGTCGACCTCGATCGTCGGCTCGACCGCGATCGGGAAGCCCACCAGGAACGACCGCCGCTCACCGTCGCCCGTTTGGGTCTCCGTCTGAGTGTCCGTCGTGTCGCGCCCGCCGCGAATCCACTGCCGGTTCCGGTAAGACACGTTGCCGCGTGTGATGCTGATTTGGTCCGCGAGCGCGCTCGTGACGAGGGTCGCGTCCGCGTAGATGCCGCCCCCGTCCGCGGCGCCGGGTGGCCCGAAGTCGAGGGTCTTGTCGGCATTGATCGCCCACCAGTACCCGTTGCGCTCCGCGAGCTGGTCGAGGCAGTCGCTCACGGTGCGGTAGTTGTACGTCACTGCGCTGATGGTCTCGCCAGCGCTGATGCTGCCCGCGGTGACGCCCTCGGCGGCGAGGTAGTCCGTGATGATCGCCTGGACGATCGCGCCGGAGGTCGCGTTCGTGTACGCGTCCGCGACGATGCGCTTGTCGGCGAGGTAGTGCTGGTCGACGCACTCTAGGTCGTGCGTCCGTCCGCCGCCTAGCCCGAGGCGCGACTCGCTGGCGCGGATGATGTACCCGCTGAAGAGAACCGTGCCGTCGTCCAGCTCCAACTTGATGCCCTGCCCACGGTCGAAGGACAGCAGGCCCGTGCTGTCGTACAGGGTGACGTTCGCTGTGCTGCGCTCGTTGACGGTGTCCGTCACGTTCCAGGCGTCGAGCAGTAGGCCGCGCTCGACCCAACTGCCGGACGCCTGCGCGCGCGTGAAGGCGCGCACGCCTACAACCCCACGGTGCCCGTGCGGAGGCGGAGCTGGTCGACGAAGCGCGGCGCGACGGCGCGCGTGAGCACCTGCCCGTCGAGTTCGACGATGATGGTCTGGTTGCCGCCGCCGCCGTAGCCCATCATGCCGTGGATCATGCGGTCCAGGCGATCGAGGGGGATCACGGCTTCGGGGCCGGCTTCGCCGATGAGGGCGCGCATGGGGCCGGTGACGACGCCGCCAGAAGCCAGCGCGGGGATCGTCGGGATCGTCGGGATCTGCGGGACGCTGACCGAGCTCCCACCAAGGGTCTGTCCGCCGATCACCCAGTCGTCCCCGAGGGGGTTGGGGATCGTGACGCGCGGGATCCGAATCTCCGGGATCTGAAACGTGATGCCGTTCCAGGACTCGATCAGGTTGTTGGCGGCCCCGATGGCTGCGTTGATGGCGTCACGGATGGTGTCGACCACGCCGTCGAAGACGCCCTGGATGATGCCGCCCAGGCCACCGAAGGCCCCACCGATGGCGTCGGCCACCTCGGCCCACGCGGTACTAGCCGCCGTGGCGATGTCAGTCGTGTGGTTCCCGAACCACGTCTTGAAGCCGTTCCACAGGTCCTCAAGCGCGGTGATGACGGCCTCGATCGGCGCGAGAACTGCGGCCTTCACGGATTCCCACTTGGCCCCCGCGACGGTAGCGACGGCATCCCAAGTGGCTTCCAGCCAAGCCTTGATGGACTCCCACCGCTCCTCAATCCACGCCTTCAAGCCGTTCGTTACGGTCTGAATCTTCTCCTTCACGCCGACCCAGGTGACGGTGGCGGTGGTCGCTACGTGATTCCACTTATCCTCAAGCCAACCCCGGATGGTTTCCCACGTCTCCTCAAGCCACGTGCGTAGGGCCACCACGGGAGCCTCGATAGCCAAGCCTTGATGGTTTCCCACGTCTCCTCAAGCCACGTGCTGAGCGCATTCGTTACGGTCTCGATGGCGGTTTTCATTTCATTCCAGCGGTCCTCGGCAGCCTGCTTGATGGCGCCGAACCGCTCGTCCAGGAAGGTCTCGATGCCGTTCCAGGCGGTTTCCACGAGCGTCTTGGTGTTGTCGGTGATGGTCGTGATGGCGGTCTCGATGGCTTCCCATGCGCTCTTGAAGTCCCCGTTAAGCAGGGCGGCCAGCGCGTTCAGGACGCCCGTGATGATCGCGAGGTTGTTCTCGATGGTGGTCGTGATGCCGGACCAGAGGACTTCAACGAGTGGCGCGATGGCTTCCCATGCGGGTTTGAGGACGTTCTCCCAGATGGCGACGAGCGCGTTGAAGACGGCTTCGATGGCGGTGCCGGCTTCTTCGACGATGCCGCGCACGTTCGCGTAGATGCCGTCCGTGTCCGTCTGGAACCTATCCCACTGTTCTTTCAGCCAGGTGGTTGTGGCGGCGATGCCTTGGAAGATGCCGACGACAGCCGCGGGCAAGCCAGGCATGATGTCCGTCACGATCGTGTCCACCGCGCCCTGGAACATCGGCGCGAGCTCGTTCCCGACCTCGACCATCAGCGTGTTGAAACCAGCCGTGAGGCGATTCCACGATGCTTGGATGCCTTCGTCCATCGTCTCGAACGCGGCTTGGGTGGCGCCGCTCTTCTCACCCATCGCATCCATCGCGACGCCCAGTTGCGCGCTGCCTTCATCGCCGGCCAGGACGCTGGCCGCCATGCCAGCTTCGATGCTGCCAAACAGGTCATTCATGCGGAGATCGTTGTCCTCGGCGTACTGCCCGAGGGACGCGAGGGCCTCCTCCATCGTGCCGCCACCCGCGATGAACGCGGGGAACGTCTCCCCAGTGGCGCGCTCAAAGGCTTCGCTCGCGATCGAGCCCTGCCTGCCGAGTTCCGCCAGCATGGTCCTAAGGCCGGTCGCGGATTCTGCCGTGCTCGGGAACACCGTCGTCAAGGTAGCGAGCAACGCGGCGACCGTGTCGAACGAGATGCCCAGGTCGGCGCTGACGGGCGTCACGCGCCCGATCGCCGCCGCGAGTTCGGGAATGGTCGTGACGCCGAGGCGAACGGCAGTGAACAGCGCGTCGCTGGCCTCACCGTACGTGAGCATCTCCTCGCCGTACGCGTTGACGGAGCCCGTAAGCACGTCAGTCGCGGCTTGCAGGTCAGCCACGCCGCCGACGGCAAGCGCGTTGGCCGTCTCGAGGAACGCGAACACGTTCTCTGCCGGCACGCCAGCCGAAAGCGCCTGGTAGAGCGCCGGAATGACTTCTTTCGGGAGCTTCCCGAACTCGCGCGAGAACGCCAGGACTTCCGCCTCCATGCCATCCATCGCCGTTTGGCTGATGGCCGGCAGGAGCGTGAACACCTCACGCATGGCCGTGTCAAACAGCGCGAACTCCGCGAGACCCTTCGTGGCGACGCCAGCGATCGCCGCACCGGCGACAGCGGCTGCACTCACCGCCACCGTCCCGAGCTTCGCGAGCGTGCCGCCCGGTCCCGTGATGCCCGCCAGCTCACGCCTCAAACGAGAAGCGTCAGCCGTGATATCAACACTCAACTCGCCAACCCTACTCACGGTTGCCTCCTCCTGCTACGATGGGGCGTGGACACCTTCAGGCACCCAACGAACGGGCACACCGAACGCGTCGGCCCCGCGTGGCTCTGGGCGCTCCTCTTCGGCGTCTTCTACTTCGCCTGGCGCGGCATGTGGACGCACGCCATCATCGGCGCGATCCTCGCGTTCCTCACGTTCGGCATCAGCTGGGTCATTTACGCGATCGCCGCACCCTCACTCGTCCGCAAGCACTACCTCCGCGCCGGCTGGGTGCCCATCACGTAAGGCCGAAGAACGAACGCACGTTCGACCGCATCCGCTCCACGCTCACCTCACGCGATGCGGGCCGCTCGAGGCTCGCGAAGAAATCACCCGGCGTCAACGGCTTCCGGCCGCGCGGGCGATTCACGTTCGCGATGACGCTCGCGATCACGCCCGCCCTGGCGTCGCGCGCCATTTCCTCCCGCGCGAACGCGCCAAAGAACACGCTCACGCGCTTTGGGGTGCTACCCCAGAAGTCCCGCGCGGGCTGACCGAGTCGGACGCACCAGGCGGCCTCTAGCTCTTCGAGGCTGGCGCGTCCACTGGAGCGTTTCCCTCGCCACCCCCAGCATCACGCTGGACGAAGGCCGGCGGGCGTGAGCTCGTCCTCGAACTCCTCCACGCTGAGGTTCGTGCCGGGTCCGCCCGCGAGCGCGTACAAGGTGCGGGAGAGGTTCGCGGGCTGACCGAGTTCGCTGGCGTCACCATTCAGGACGTCGACGCCCGTGAGTTCGGCGAGGAGGCGAACGCGGTGCATGGTGAGCTTGAGGGGGAGTTCGCGAGTGCCGAGCGTGAGGGTGATGTCGTCCACGGTGCCTCCAGGGGTTCGCCCCGATACGGTGGGGCATGAGGAAAGAGAGCCCCCACCCATTGGGTGGGGGCGGGGTCATCAGTCTGCTTCTTCAGTGAACGTGGGCGGGCCACTCAGCTGGAGGTTGACGGTCATCTCCATCAGGCCGTCGTACGGCGCGGTGACGCTGTACGACTGGATGATCGCGTCGTTCTCCCAAGCGAACGCCGTCGAGGCTTCGCTGTCCTTCTTCGGGAACGTGAACTTGTGCGCGCAATGCACACCAACGTTGTCCCGGATCGTCTTATGCGTCGCGTCATCCGTCTCCATGCGGATGGTGATGGTGGCGGTGCCGCCGTCCTTGAGTCCGCTGACGCGCTTGCGCCACGTGTCACCGTGGACGGTGCTGTCGAGCAGGTCGGTGGTGGGTCCGCTGAGGTCGAGCCCGACGACTTCAGCGATCGCCGTCGCGTACTCCGGCGCGGGGCTGTCATCAATGAAGGCGTCCTTGTCGAACTGCCAGGTCACGCCGTTCGCGTACTGAGCCACTGTGGGCCTCCTATCGTTGGATGGTGAGGAAGTTCAAGCTCCATTGCGGAGCGTTCGTGTCCTCGCGATAACCGAGCCAGATGGGGTTGTTCACGCCCTCCACCACCAGCAGGTCATCGAAGCTCGAGCGGTGTAGGGCGTCCCAGACGCCTTGCGCTTTCGTTTCGGTGGCTGCGTACGCGCCGGGGAGGCCGCGGACGATCACCTGGATGCCCGGGCGGGTGGGTCCTGCGTTCCCGTGGCTCGCGAGCGGAGATAAGCCACCCGTGTCAATCACGGCGATCTGCGGCGCGGTGATCGCGTCGCTGAGGCCGCCGACGAGGCACACCCACGCGCTGCCGCTGCTGGTGCTGCTGCCGGCGATGCCTTCGCTGATGAGGTAGGCCCTGACGGTTGAGGACGTCATAGGAGCGCCACCGTGAGGCTCGCGCCGCCACGAACGCCCACGCCCGACCGGATGGCCCGCACGGGTCGATCCTCACCATCGATCGTGATGAGGTCACCCACCGCGACGCTGGCGAGTGTTACGACTTGCGTGGTGCTGGTGAACTCTTCGCCTTGGCTGTCGCGCGAGCGGGTGCTCGAGCGCATGACCTTCGCCGCCACCATCTCGCTGCTGGTGGTGGCTTGCCCGTACTCGTCGATGGCGCCGGCGACCGCGAGCGTGACCTCGTCGATCAGCCAGCGTTCAACCTGCCGGGCGCGCATCAGAACACCGCTAGCAGCGTGCGACCCGAGGGTGGGCGCTCGTCAGCCGCTGACTCAATGAGGTCGTCCACCCAGGCGTTGCTGGTGCGGATGCTTCTGGCGACGCTGGCGGGGTCACGGTTCGTGATGCTGGCGCCAAGCAGGCCCTCGCTGAGCGCGCGGTCGGGGTCGGACCGGACGAGATTGGCGGCGGCGACGTGGGGGCGGTAGTAGATGGTGTCGTCCTCGGCGGTGAATGCGGCTGCCTTGAGGACGGCGGTGAGTTCGGTGTCGGAGTACGTTTCGGTGGTGCTGGTGTCTTTGAGGAGGAAGCGCGTCCAGGCGATGGCCCACGCGAGATCGGTCGCGTCAGCAGCCGCGAGGACGCTCTGGTCGTACGCCACGTGGGCCTCCAATCACTTCTTCGCTCGCGCCGGCCGCTTGACCGCCGGCTTCTTGGCTGCCACCGGGGCCGCCGCGGGTTCGCGAACGATTTCGTACCCGGCGCTCGTGAGGCTAAAGTGCCCCTCGGGCACGTCCCAAACGAGGTTCGTGCTAAGGTTCCTGACCTTCGGCACTCCCCCCTCCTTCCCAACTGCCATCGCGAGGCAGGTTGAACGTGAGCGATCGCGTGCTTAGACCGCGCGCGTTCGCTTTTTCCCACCGGCGCGCGTCCACCAGCGTCACCGGATTCCGGTGCTCCACCGGGTTCGGCAACGCCGCCCGCATGCCCGCCAGGAACCCGTGCTTCTTGAGGAACACGTCCATC